AGCTAATGCATTTGTTGTTTCAAGAGTAGCACTACTACCAGTACTAACACTACTATCACTACTAGGTTTAAAAATTAATATAGCTCCAGGCATTCCTGTGTTTCCAGTAACCCCAGTAGCTCCAGTATCACCTGTATAACCTGTTGCTCCAGTATTATCTGCAGTTCCTGGTGCACCAGTAGCACCTGTAGCACCTGTTGGTCCTGTATTTCCTGTTGGTCCTGTATAACCTGTATAACCTGTTGGTCCTGTATTTCCTGTTGCACCAATTGGACCTGTTAATATGACAACCGAAGATGTATCCCATGTCACTGGACTATCTATATTACTTTCTACATAACTTACGGTAAAAGTTATCATAGTTCCTTGATAGTTTACATCAGTAACATATACATATCCAGAATAATAAGAAGTATTTGTATTATCAATATATAAAATAGAATTTGTATTTATAAGTTTAGTACTATCTGTTGATACAGCTTCTAAAGTACCAGATTCATCACTTGTTGAAACAGAATCTGAATTCGTTGGAGTAAATGATAAAAATCCGCCGGGAGCTCCTGTAGAACCAGTATATCCAACACGGCCTATTCCTGCAGCTCCTTGTGGTCCAGGAGGTCCTGCTGGTCCCTGTGTTTTAATGGTACAGCATCTATTTTTACCTAAATATTGATCATAACTTGTTGAATATCCAGACATATAGTATATATAAATATTGAATACTTTTTATAATTTATATAAATTTATAAGCAAATAATATAAATTTATAGTTGAACTAAATTTAATAATCTTTTTTTATCTACATTTTTGTAATCAAATAAATATTCATTACACCATTCTGTATTTTGATTTGTTGGAGATACGTATAATTTCTCTTTTTTACACTCTTTTCCAATATAACCATTTTCTAATAAAGCATCTTCTGGAATCACATAAAATTTTCCATTTTTACAATTTAACCAATATAAATCATTATCTCCTTTTTCATAAGATTTATTTTTACATTTGCCATCTATTCTACAATCATATTTTTTTAAAGTAAACATATATGAATTATTATTCTCATGAATTATTGACCCAACTTTTTCCTGAACTTTTTTAGAACCAATCATAAAGTCATAAACAAAGCCTTCCATACTATTATTTGTAAATTTAATAAAATCAATTTGAGTTTCTCTTATATTACGATATTCTTGTTCTTGTTGTTGTGATTTACTTGTTGGTGTATCTAATATTTTGAATTCAAATTTATTGATTATAGTGTAGTAATAATTTAATTTCTCAATTAGTGTCTCCTTATTTACTTCGTATTTATTATATTTTGATTTTTGTGCGATTCCAATTGTTTTTAATCCGGTTACTTCTTCATACGGAATTAACCACATTTTTTTATCTTCATCACAAACACATAATAATAAACAATCATCATATTTTCCGTTATTTAATCTAAAATAATATTGATGTTTGTCTGTTTTTTGGTTCGTAGTTTTAACTTGTATTCCTAACCATAAATCTTCTATTTCTTCACATTTTTTAATAACAATATCAGCTTTACACCCATCAAAAGATTTAATTGTTGTAAAATAATCTCTTATTAAGTCTTTAAAATAATTAATACACTTAAACTCTTGTAATAAATTACTTTTATTTTCACCACTTCTTAATTCTTTTAATTTTAAGCCTGTATTTTTATTAACACATTTGGGGCAATTTATACCTTGATTTAATGTATTAAAATTTTTATAACTTACATTATTTTCATGTCCACAGGAAGCATTATATTTGATCTTACAATTATTATTTTTATAATTCAAAATAAATTCTTCTTTATCCATGGTTACGATACAATTTTTATCTAGAAATTTTTTCACAATATCTTCGTAAGTTGGAATTTCTAAAGCACAATTTCTACACTTTCTCCCAATTCCATTAATAAATTCTTTTAATATAACAATATTTTCATGACCACAAGAAGCAGTGTATTTTAATTTTCCCAACTGATTTTCATATTTTTCACTTATTAAGATACACTTTTGTTGTGTAAATATATCTTGGACTTGTTTATATGTATATTTAATAGGCATATCTTATATATTCTTATATCTTTATATTTGTTTATAATATAAATATATTTATAATTTCAATTTTATATTTTAAAAAATGCATCCTACCAAAATATAATTATATTTGTTACGATATATGGTAACAATTTATGTGTATATGTTACGATGAGGGGAGCGCTGCGAGGCAGAGTTTTATCTCTCCCAAACTAGCAACATTATACTTCACAACAAGCGGCAAGTCATTTTCTAAATAAACTTCAATTTGAGAACATAAATTGGTACATTTAATAAAATATCCCAGATTTTTTAGAGAGAACTCTCCTTGTATTATTTTGGAGGAATCTTGTTTCAAGATAAAGCCCATACTCCCATCTGCTTCTGCACGATGTATTTCAGCAGACGCAAATTGACCTGAACATTTAAATATCAATTCATTGCCTACAGATTTGATTTCAAGCTTATCTGAAATACATGACAAATCACGAATAATCTTTTGAAAATCGGCCGATGGAAGATTAATGATAGAAGAAAATTTTACATCGGGATATTGAAGTTCCTCAGGTTCAGGTTCAATAAGTCTTAACTTTTGCGTCTTACATTGTTTAATTTCTCCGTTTTCAAATTTTAAGGCTAAATGAGATACAATTCCATCTACATAATCAGAATTTTCTATGTAAATTGTCAATGTATCATCATTATCAATGGAATTAATTAACTTAAATAAATGAAACATATTTACACCAATAATAATTTTTTCTTTTTTACATTCATAAAATTCAAAATTTTGTGCTGCTAAATATAAATGCGCTAAAATAGTATGAGATTTGTCCATGTTTATAATACGAATTCCATCGGGTTCAAATGTAATATTTGTTTCCAAAAGTATGTCTTTTAATGCGGTCATTAATGTTCTAAATGGAGCAATTTGAACTGTTTTGATCGTCAAAACATTATTACTAGATATTTCATTCGTTTGATTTTTACAAGTTTTATTATTAAAGTTAGACATTTATACTAGTTTTTTATTCTAATCTTTAAATACTTATGTTTAAAAATGATAATTTTTACAATTTTAACGCATCATCATTATTATAACTATTATCTAAACATTTATTTTCTTCGCTCTTCTTGTTCCTTTTTTCTTTGCTTTTTTTGCTAATGTAAGTGCCATACTATTTTTTTTACATCCTTCTTCCAAAATATAATAATCTACCGCAGCTGCTTTTCCACCAGTTATGGAACTTGCAAGTCTTGCTAGACCCCAAGATTGCGGGGTTTGATTTGGTCTAGATCCAGATGAATAATAGGCACCCTCTCCTTTTTCAATTATTTTTGCTAAAGATTCTTTGGAACACTTGGTTGCCTTTGCTAAATCATCGGTTGCACCTATTTTATCTAATTTGTATATTTTTTCCGCTTTTAATATATGAGGTGACTTTTTGGATTTGAATGAGGATACCTGTTTTCTTGTATAATATGATCCCTTTTTATAAGCTTTTCTAGATTTTAACAACATACTCAATTGTTTTTTTTTATCTTTTTTGGACAAAATTTTAGGTAAGTATCGCATATTTATTTTCATATTTAAATATATTATAGCTTATATTATTTTTTAATATTACTTGTATTAAATGATAATTAAATAAATATTTTTATTAACTAATTTAAATATATAAATATGAGTAACATATAATGTCATCAGAACTTCAAATTAAATGTGAAAATGCAATCACAGAATTAATTGAAAAATATCAAGGAAATGATTATATATTACAAAGAATTCATAACCATATTGTAAATTATTTGCCAAATACCTTAGAATATGAAAATAATAATTATGAAAAACGTCTTAATAGAAATACTTATTTAACAAATGAAAAACAAATATTTATACAAGTTTTTTTAAACAAAAACCTATATTTTTACTTACCTACCAATAATTGTTTTTATGAATACAATGGTAAAAATTATTTTATTATTAAAGAAGATGATATCATACATAAATTACTATCTAGTATTTCAAAAGATAGGGTGTTGTTAGAATGGAAATATAAAACTAAAATAAATGTTATAAAACAAATCAAAGAGAGAAGTTTGTTTAATTCTATCCCGGAGTCAGAAACAATTCAAAATGTATTAAACGTATTATATCCTTCTTTTTTTACTTCTAAAAATCAAGCCAAATATTTTTTAACAATTATCGGAGACAATATTTTCAAAAAAAATCAAAATTTCATTTTTTTAATAAATTCATCTATGAAAAAAATATTGTGTGACTTAGATACAATTGCTAGTTTCACGATTGGAATAAATAACCTAACTCATAATTTTATGACAAAATATCATGAAAATCATTCGTATGATAAGTGTAGACTGATAAAAATAAATAATACCTTTTCATATAATTTGTGGGTTGATGTATTAAAAAAAATTGGTTTGGATTTATTATGCGTTTCTACACATTATTCTATTCGTTATGAAAATTCTGATAATTTTATTGAGTGTAATGCAGATGAAGAATTAAAACTTTATACAAATTATATTAAAAATAATAATCAACACAATATTGTAAAAGAATTTTGTAGTAAATATATTTTGGAAACCAAAAATGATATAAAAATAGAATGGAAGAATTTACATTTTGTCTGGAAACAATTTTTATCAGATTCTCATTTTCCAAATATGATCTATTCAAATACATTCAAGAATTTAATGAAAGAAAAATATAATTATCAGGAAGAAACAGATTCGTTTATTGGTATTACAAGTAAATTTTTACCTATTGAGAGAGATTTTATAAAATTTTGGGAATTAACAATTTCTACCAGTAATACATCTGATAATAATGACGAATCATTTGATAATGAAATAGAAGTAGATGAATTATGTTCATTATTTAAAATTTGGTCAAAACAAACATCCGAACAACTAATGACAAATGGAAACATTAGTGAACAAAACATATTGAGAATATTGAAACATTTTTTTCCAAATATAGAAATTATTGAAGATAAATATATATTAAATATATCATGTACATTATGGGATAAAATATTATATATTAATGATTCATTTAAATACATACAAGAAGAAATTAAAAAGGAATATGAAAAAGAAAATAATATTACTTTATTATCCTTTGACGAGGCTTACAACCATTATTATAAATTTTGTACAATAAATTTATATAAATTAGTTGTAAGTAAACGTTATTTTGAAAAATATCTTTATTATAAAATTTCTGAATCCATTGTTTATGAAAAATTTATTGAGGTATCTTGGTTTATGAATTGTTAATTATTTTGGTTTCTATAAAATTATAATTATTATATTTTTTATAATATAATAATATATGAATAAATTAACTATTTTATTTACTAGTATTTTAATTTTTGAATATTTATGTTTTTACTTATATCTACGTAATTGGAAAAAAATATACGCTAATTCTATAGATATTGAAAGTATAAATTTTAATTTAGATAATGAAGAAGGATTAAAAATGTTGATGACTAATTTTTTAAATGAACGCGTAAAATTGCTTGATCATATGTCATATTTAGAATGGATTGATTATAACAATAAAAATGAGATTTTAGAATTCAAAGAAAAAAAATATTATTTATTTATTTATGAAAAGGATAATATTGAAGAAAATAATAATCATTCTACCTTTATTTTACGTGCGTCTTATCAAAAAGAATTACTAAATTTGGATTTTAATGATGAAGTAAATATTGTAAATAATAGATATACCGTATTAGAACATTCGCCAACAAATTTTAATTTAATAGAATCCATGTATTACATGGATGAAACAATTAATGGGTGTAATATTATAAATTATTCTTGGGAAAATCCATTTAATCATAGACCCATTCAAAAAATTTCTTATTTTAAAAAATTCGGTAAAAATAGTAAAACAAATGGTGTTATTGGTATTGGTTATGAAATAAAAGATTTAGATTATGAAACTAGTAATATTTATTTTAATTACATAGGATTACCTTTTTTTATTTTATTATCTTCAATCATATTGATTTTAGGACTTTTTTCTTATTATATAATTCATAAAGAAGAAAATATTAGACCAGCAATTATTATTATTTTATTAAATACATTTTTATTATACCAAGTTTCATTAACTAGTAAATTAACAGATATTACCATTGAAAAATATAAAATGAATGATATTTCTACTAGTGCATTAGGTATTTCATTCTTAGTTTATGCTAATATTTATATTCTCCAGACTATTGGACAAAAAATTAAAAATACAATTAAACATAGAATTATATACACGGAGGCTGTTTTCTTATTTATTTTTTCACTTATTTTTTTATTACTTTCAACTTACAAACCAGGAGGTTATTCAGATATAAATGAGATAATGACTATACGTATTAGAAAACAAATTAGTTACAATATGTCTATTTTTATGACATTAGGAATTTTTTTAAATTTTTGCTTATTTTTATACTATAATAAATAAAATCAATAATTATTATATTTTTTATAATATAATAATTTTTTCAATTAATTTTAAAATTTAATTGTTTTTGTTTTTTTAACCTGAGTTTCCAGCAACAAATTGAAGATTTACACCAGATGTACCTTGTCCTTTTCCGTCATATGGATGAGGACTTAAAGCATACATACCACCTCTCATTTTACGACTATGTTTACCTTTAGATCTATGTCTGCGACCTCCAGTTTTGTTCATAGATGGTGCTTTTGGCATTGAAGGTGGATTACTAGGTAAATTGTTTTTCATGTTACTTGAAGTATTAGAATTAGAATTTGTATTTGGATCAGATGGCTTAGAAGTAGGTACACTAGGTGCGGATGGACCATTACTAGAAGAACTATTACTAGAAGAACCCATGTTTCCAAAAAGACCAGAAGCCCCACCGCGTTTTGATTTACTTTTTCCTAACTTAACAAAACCAAATTTTCCTTTCTTTGTACCATATCCTGATTTTACTAAACGATTTTCTCTTTTAGCAGTTGAATGTTTTGCACGAGAAACAATACGTCCGTGTTTATTTTGTAATAAATTGGATTTTGTAAGACCACCAGACGTCTTAAATGCTGTTCCATGCCATACTTGAGCACGTGTTCCAATTAACATATCAAAATTTTTACCATGTACTTTATAATTTCCATTTCCACTTTTTGTAAAACGCGTCATTATAAAGTTATAAGAGAAAATATATTTCTTCTAAATAAAATCATATTAAAAATATATGAAAAAAAATATTTAAAAATATAAAAGCTAAAAATAGATATTTTTAAAAACTATTTCTTGGGGGAGTGCCACTACCTCCGGGTTGACCTTCTGTACGTCCGAGATAATTTATTATTAAGGGTTTACCTAAATAAAAATTTCCAAATTGTGTGATTCCTCCATATCTACCTATAACTTGAACTTGTTGTGATGAACCACCTAACATTAATCGTTGTGATATTCGCATTTTATTTGATATGTTTGCGTAATTTGTATTAAAACTTTGATTCATTTTGTAATTAATAGGTCTTGGTTCTATATAATTTACCAAATTATGTTTATGTTTTACAAGTAATGAACTTAGTGACATTATTATTTTATACTATAAAATAATAATATTTTTATAAAAAATAAAATTGAAATAAATTTATAAATATATTAACAGTTATAATTAACAAAAATGAATACTAGTGACTCAATTCTTGCAAATAAGTATCAACAAAAATCTGACAAACAGCATATTTTGGATAACCCAGATACATACATTGGTTCTGTGGAAGAAATAGACTCTGATGTGTGGATTTTAAACCTAAATGAAGATAAAATTATAGAAAAAAATATTAAATACATTCCTGGCTTATTTAAATTATTTGATGAAGGAATAGTTAATTGTAGAGATCATGTTGTAAGAATGCAACAAGCTATATTAAATAATCAGGAAAATATTCTACCTGTCACAAACATTGATATATCTATTCAAGATGATGGAACGATTATTATGATAAATGACGGAAATGGAATTGATGTTGCACAACATCCTGAACACAAAGTATGGATTCCTGAATTAATATTTGGTCATCTTCGTACTTCCACCAACTATGACAAAACAGAAAAAAAAATTGTCGGTGGGAAAAACGGATTTGGGTTTAAATTAGTTCTTATATGGTCCACCTATGGTTATGTAGAAACCGTTGATCATATTCGTGGATTAAAGTATACTCAAGAATTTAAAAATAATTTAGATGAAATAGGTAAGCCAACAATTACGAAATGTAAGACAAAACCATATACGAAAATTGTATTTAAGCCTGACTATCAACGTCTTGGTATAACCGGACTAAGTAGTGACTTTATTTGTCTATTAAAAAAAAGAATCTATGATATTGCTGCTATTACGGATAAATCATTAAAAGTAAAATGTAATTCTAAATTGATTCCGATTAAAAATTTTCAACAGTATATTGATATGTATATTGGAGATAAAAGTGTATCTCCAAGAGTGTATGAAGAAAATGGTGAGCGTTGGGAATATGCAGTTGCATTAACGTCTACCAATGAATTCGCCCAGGTTTCTTTTGTAAACGGGATTCATACTGCAAAAGGAGGTAAACATGTAGAGTACATTCTAAATCAAATCACACGAAAACTAGTTGAATATATTGAAAAGAAAAAAAAAATAAAAGTGAATCCGAATAGTGTGAAAGAACAGCTAATTTTATTTATAAGATGTGATGTAGAAAATCCTGCATTTGATAGTCAAACCAAAGATTATATGAATACTCCTTCTTCAAAATTTGGTTCTAAATGCGAAGTAACGGATAAATTTATAGAAAAAGTTGCAAAAATGGGTGTCATGGATGCAGCATGTGCTTTAACAGAAGTCAAAGAAAATAAGGCTGCAAAAAAGACAGATGGAACAAAAAGTAAAAATGTTCGTGGAATTCCTAAATTAACGGATGCGAATTGGGCAGGTACAGATAAGTCAAAAGATTGTATTATTATCTTTTGTGAAGGAGATTCAGCGAAAGCAGGTATTATTTCTGGATTGTCTTCAGATGATCGTAATACAATGGGTGTTTATCCAATGAAAGGTAAGATATTAAATGTTCGTGGTGAAAATGTGAAAAAGATTTCTGAAAATAAAGAAATTGCAGAAATTAAAAAAATATTAGGATTGGAATCAGGGAAAAAGTATAATCATATTGAAGACGTTTATAAAAATTTAAGATACGGTAAGATACTCTTTATGACAGATCAAGATTTAGATGGAAGTCACATTAAAGGATTAGGTATTAATCTATTTGATTCAGAATGGTCATCTTTAACAGAGATTCCGGGATTTATTGGGTTTATGAATACGCCCATTTTAAAAGCAACCAAAAATTCCAATGAATTGCAATTTTATAATGATGGTGAGTATGAAAAATGGAAAGAAACAAATGATGTAAAAGGCTGGAAAATTAAATATTATAAAGGGTTAGGTACGAGTACTGGAAAAGAATTTCGTGAATATTTTGAAAAAAAGAAAATCGTCGGTTTTGAACATAGTGGTAAAAATACTGTAAATGCAATTGATATGGTTTTTAATAAAAAAAGAGCAGATGATAGGAAGGGTTGGTTAGAAAACTATGAGCGTAAATCTTATCTTGATACAGCAAAGTCTAGTGTCTCTTATGAAGAGTTTATTCATAAAGAATTAATTCATTTTTCAAAATATGATTGTGATCGTAGTATTCCGAATTTGATGGATGGATTAAAAATTAGTTTACGAAAAATATTATATTCTGCTTTTAAAAAGAATTTAACAAGTGAAATTAAAGTGGCACAATTTAGTGGTTATGTCTCTGAACATTCAGGATATCATCATGGTGAAGCAAGTTTAAATGGAGCCATTGTTGGAATGGCTCAAAACTTTGTTGGTTCCAATAATATTAATTTGCTTTTACCGAATGGACAATTTGGAACCAGATTGCAAGGTGGAAAAGATAGTGCTTCTGAAAGATATATATTTACAATGTTAAATAAAATCACACGAACTATTTATCCTACACTTGATGATCCTATTTTAGAATATTTAAATGATGATGGACAAATGGTTGAACCATTGTACTATGTTCCTATTATTCCAATGGTCTTAGTGAATGGATCAAAAGGGATTGGAACAGGGTTTAGTACAGATATTATGTGTTATAATCCTCTAGAAATTATTAGTTATATTAAAGATAAATTAAAAGGACCAACAATTAGTAGTAATAATAAATCTAGTCCATTTATTCCTTATTATGAAGGATTTAAAGGAACCATTGAACAAATAGAAAATGGTAAATTCTTAATTAAAGGTTGTTATGAAAAAGTCGGAACAGATAAAATAAGAGTCACTGAACTCCCAATTGGATTTTGGACAGAAGATTTCAAAGAATTACTTGAAAAATTAATTGAACCAGAAGTGGGAAAAGATGGAAAAAAAAGTGTTTCTGTAATTAAAGATTATGATGACATGAGTAAAGATGTAAATGTTGATTTTACAATTGAATTTGCAAAAGGAAAACTAGAAGAAGTTGAATTAATGAAAGCGGACTATGGGTGTAATGGTATTCAAAAGATTTTAAAATTATATACAACAAATACTTCTACAAATATGCATTTATTCAATGCAAATGATAAATTACATAAATACGAATCCGTAGAAGAAATTATTGATGACTATTATGTCACACGTTTAAAAATGTATCAAACTAGAAAGGAGTATATTATCTCTTCTTTAGAAAAAGAACTGCTTTTGTTACGTAACAAATCAAGATACATTAGTGAAATTTTAAATGATACCATTGATTTACGAAAGAAAAAGAAAGAGGAGATATTAAATTTATTAATTAGTAAAAAATATGATATCATGAATGATGATACAGAATTTAAATATTTAATAAAAATGCCAATGGATAGTGTTACAGAAGAAAATGTTCAAAAATTAAACGCGGATTATAGTAATAAAGAAATAGAATTAACTACTATAAAAAATACAACCATTTATCAAATGTGGGAAGGTGAATTAGATAAATTATTACAAGAATATTTGGAATACAAAGAAGAGAGAGAAAGATTGATGAATGATTCAGGAGATATTAAAATCATGAAAAAAAAAATAGTATCTACAGGTGTTAAAAAAGTATTACAAAAAAAACCTGTAAATAATGTATAAAATTATCTATAAAATAATGTGAAAAATATTTTATAATTTTATTTAACCACCACGTAATCGTAAAACAAGATGTAAAGTAGATTCTTTTTGAATATTATAGTCAGTTAATGAACGTCCATCTTCTAACTGTTTTCCAGCGAATATTAATCGCTGTTGGTCAGGAGGAATACCTTCTTTATCTTGTATTTTTTGTTTGACTGCATCAATGGTATCATTTGGTTCAACTTCCAATGTAATAGTTTTTCCAGTAAGTGTTTTTACAAAAATTTGCATTTTGTCTCTTTTATAAAATCATATAAAAAATCTTTTTATATGATTATTTTTTCTAATTCTTTTTTCTAATTCTTTTTACTCATCTTCTTTTCTCTCTCTAAAATAATTCATAATGTCTTCTTTGAATTGATTTGTAAATAAATCTGTAGGAATAATAATTCCTTTTTCATCATATGTTACATGAATAAGAGGAGAATAATTATGTTTTTTTAAAATTGCCCATCTTTCAGTATATTGTCTATTTTTTTTGGTCCCATGGTAGTAATGTCTAATTACACCTGGTACATATCCTAATCTTAGCGTACTTAGTTTATTTTGATACTCTAAAATACTATTAGTATAATCTTTATGATAACTATTATTGGTCATACCATGAGATTTATTGATAAATGATAAAGACATAATACTATCACCTGATCCTAATATTCCTTTATCGTATAATCCTCCAATTTGCTCATAAGCTTTACGTGTCATTGCCCAAGCATATCCAGGATGCCAGTGATCTAATCCGTTTCCACTATATTTTTTATTTTTATTGAAACTGTATCCGAAACTATTATAAATATTCAAATTATTTTTTTCGGGATCCATGTCAAGACAATGACTAAATAATTGAACAATGTCTTTTGAACCATTTAATATTTTTAACGTATCTAGTGCCCAAGAATTATTTTCAAATTCAACATCAGCATCTATCCATGCAAATGCTTTATAATTTTTTGGTAATAAATATTTTACTCCTAAATTAATCATATTTTCTTTGTGCCATAAAGGTGTATTTGTTTTTAATTGTAGATGATTTTTATTTTTATCAGAAGTAATAATGAATTTTTGGTTTTCATAAATCATTTCTACCACAAACAAATTTACATTTTTTTCCTCATTATTTATTCGTTTTATAAATTCTTTCATTAAAATATATCTTTTAGCATATAAACATGGATTTGAAATAACAATAATTACATTCAATTTTTCTTCAATCCGAACACTATTTGCAATAGCTAGTTTAATATCATTTACTTTATAATGAATATTGTTAATATTGATTCCATTAATAATTGTCATGTTTGTATATTAGTAATATTTATTTTTATTTATTTTAAAAATTAGAAAAAATATTTAGAACCATGATTTTAAAAATAATTGTCTGTCTGTATTATCTGCCATGATTGGATGAGCAATAGGTACAACTAATGTACTTGCATCATCTATGTATTTCATATATCCTTGTGCTTCACTATAAACTTGTTGAACACAATAATTCAAAACCATTTGGTTTAATTCATTAATTTGCTCAGGAATATTAGCAAGTTGATTGGCTGCATACTGTAAATAAACACTTCGCATAATTATCTTTAAAGAGTCACAATCTTGAGGACCAATCGTATACTGTCCGTTTGATTTTTTATAAACACCAGCACGAATCCCATTTTGTAAAATTTGGATATTTTGTTTAGAAAAAAAAGCTACTGATAGTCGTGTCTCATCCCATAATCCTTCGGTTGGGTTCCTAAATGTTACACATTGGTTAGCAGGTATTTTGTCATACATTTTAAATAAATCGGAAGTATTAGGAGTTTTTATATCTACTCTACCATTGGTTGTTTTATTCATTTATATTACTCTTATAAAAAAATTATATATACTTATAGAAAAAATTATATATATTTATTTTATATACAATGGGAATTGGTAATTTTCAAAAAATAGTTTTATATGCTGCTATTATTATTTTAATTATTGCTTTAGTAATTATTGGTATTGCTTTATCCGTGTCAAAAAATAAGGTTAAATGGCCACCAATTGTACCTGAGTGTCCTGATTGGTGGGCAAGTGACGGTTCAGGAAATAATTCTACATGTATAAATATAAAAGATTTAGGGGTTTGTCCTCCGCCAACTGGTCAGCCTCATCAAATCATGAATTTTAATACTCAAACTTATACTGGTTCAAATGGAAAATGTGCAAAATATACATGGGCGAATAATTGCAAAGTTTCATGGGATGGAATAACCTATGGTGTTGAAAATCCATGTAATTCATCATCATCAGATTTATCATCATGTTCTTAAAACATATACAAATATATTAAGAATAAAGTGTTTATAAATATTATAAATACAATTATAATATTTATAAAAATAAAATATATAATAAATGACTTTAAATAGGTATGACATATGTAAAAAAATACAAGATTTACCAGATGAATTGATTCAAATAATAAAAGAATATATTCCAATGATTGTAATGGTTTTTACAAACAAAGAAAATTATCATTTATATCATTTTTATACAAAAAAATATATACTTAACTATGAAAACTATATTCGTGATACAATTCGTCGCGATCATTCATTTGTGTTTAACAAAATTATAGAAGAAAATTATAAAAAATGGTTAGACAAAAAAAAATATGTTTATAAAAATGTAATTTATAAAAATTATATTTATTTTATTATTGACTACTGTATTGAAAATTCGTCTACGCAATGTAGAAATATGATCTTAGAATTTTTAAAAGTATATGGATTGTGTCAAAATCAACATAAAAAGAATATTTCTAAACATATAAGATGGAAAACTTAAACATAAATAACATATTAAATAGAGAGAAAAAGGTTGTTTTTATAAAAAATATTTTGAATTCATTTGAAGAAAATAAAGGGAACAAACTTTTTAAACATGGAATTTATGTTTATGGAAGTCCAGGTTCTGGTAAAACAACGTTTGTAACAAATATATTAAAAGAAATGGATTATGATATTATTAAATATGATGCGAGCGATATAAGAAATACATCTATTATTGAAGAAATTACAAAACATAATATATCAGATAGAAATATTATTAGTCTTTTTAATAAAAAAATTAGGAAAATAGCTATTATTATGGATGAGATAGATGGAATGAATAGTGGAGATAAGGGAGGAATTAATACACTCATTAAATTAATAAGACCTAAAAAAACAAAAAAACAAAAAAATGAAGAAATCATTATCAATCCAATTATTTGCATAGGAAATTATCGTATTGATAAAAAAATCAAAGAACTAATGAAGGTTTGTAATACAGTAGAGCTGTTAACACCTACAGGAAGTGAAATGTCAACTATTATAAAATCAATGGTACCTTCTATTAACTCTAGTATTGAAACAAATATGATTCACTATATTCAAGGAGACTTGAGAAAATTAAATAATATTTTTCATATTTATAAAGCAAAACCTGATATATTTAAAAATAATATTATTGATAAAATATTTCAAACCAAGTCATTCAATGATGATGCAAAAAAAATAACACATAATCTTATTAATAATCAATATAATATCAACGAACATGTAAATATTATGAATGAAACCGATAGAACTAGTGTTGGACTTTTATGGCATGAAAATATAATTGATATGATTGATAAAATAGAAAAAAAAGATTCTATCCCTTTTTATATTAATCAACTTGATAATATTTGTTTTGCTGATTATATAGATAGAATTACGTTTCAAAATCAAATATGGCAATTTAATGAAATGAGTTCACTAATTAAAACATTTCAAAACAATAAATTATATCATGAGCATTTTAATAATAAACAAAAGGCAAAGTGTTCTGAAATTAGATTTACTAAGGTTTTAACAAAGTATTCCACTGAATACAATAATTCATTATTTATTCAAAAATTATGTCAAAAATTAGGAATGGATAAAAAGGATTTATTTGGTTTTTTTTATAATTTGAAGTCTAGAATTGATGTTGTAAATGAAACATCAGATTTATTTGAAAATTATGAAATAACACAATTAGATATTAATCGTATTAATCGGTACATAGAAAAATATGTAAAAGAAAATGCACAAGGAATTTTAGATAAAGAAATTGAAATTGATGAAGAAATAGAAGAAATTTAAGAAATTTAAGAAATTTAAAAATAAAAATCTTTTATTAATCCTCCTGCAAAAAAATTCATTTGAGAAATATTTGGTGGATTAAGTATTTTATGTTTGTTGACTAAATCAATTTTTTTGTTTATTGAAACCATATCCGATATTAAAATATTTAGTATTTTTTTCTTTTCCATATTTATTGAAATACTTTGTAACTGTTCATAGTCTATATCATTTTTATTTAATTCAAATCTGTCATCGTATCCAGATGTTTTATTATATATGTCTGGAATTATTGATAAATCATCTAGTTTACTAGTACTACTTAACATTTGATTTCTTATTATTTTTGAAATATTTGAAATAAGAAAAAAAATATATAACATCTTTTATAATATACTATTTTTAATATATTATAAAATCATTATTTTTATAAATTATAAAATCATTATTTTTATAAATTATAAATTATAATATTATTTGAACTAAGCTATCTATTACAAAAAGATCTGTTTCATCTAAGCTATAATAAGCTTGACAATTATTATAATAATTTGTTAAAAATTCTTGATAAGTCTTATTTACTTTTTGCTTTATTGTCTTATAATCATTGTGAATAAGTATTCTTAAAAAAGTATTATATAGTCTTTGTTTACATTGATAAAAATTTGAATTTGAATTTATATTTATTTTAATAGTTGGTGACATTGCTATAACAGCTTTTTGATTAAATAGAAAGATGAATATTAAAAGATATAAACGATGAAACATTTGATTAAGTATTATTATAAATTATATTTATTATATTTAATTTCATTTTTTTATTTTAATTTCTTTTACTTCTATTTTTTTTACTTTCCTTTTACTTTCCTTTATTTAGTGTCCATTTTTTTTCTATTTCATTATCATAAGGAATTTTTAAATGAGAATAATAATGCATTGGTGATAAATAGTACAATGTTCTTGATCCATTTTTACTATTACATTCACCAGTTGATAATTGCACCTTGAAAAATTGTTTATCTTCTTTGGATCCTACTAATTCTGAATAATATAAACCAGATTCCGCGTCTCTAATACGTGTTCCTATGTTTCCTGACGTATAGACTTCAATTTTTGTACGTTTTTTAATTCCATCTACGCGAGTTATGTATCTATATATAATATTATATCCAGAATCATAAGACTTTGCAGTTTTAATTTCATTATCGTAATCATTGGCTTCTGTAGGACTAAATCTATTATCATAATATTCCATTAGAACAAACTATTATGATATTTATAATGTTATTTTTTTAAGTATCTTTTTATCATTTATTTCATTTTATCTTCTAGATATTTTAATTTGTCTCTCAAGTAAGTATTTTCTAACGTTAATTCTTGCATCAATACCGTCATATCATCTATTTGTTTTCTATATGTTTTGATAATATCATTGACACCATTATCATTATTAATAAAACTTGACTGATACCTTTTTTTATATTCCATTTCTTTTATTTTTTGCTCTTGAATCATTTTCTCTCTATTCCTAGTAATATCTTCTATTTGTTTCAATACATCCGGTTTATTTTCAGGTTTTCCTGGTTGATATTGATTTAATAATTCATCAATGTCTTTCATAAAAAATTGCAAAATTTCTGGTTCTTTTATAAACATTTCTGGTGTTAAAACGGTTTCATTTATATAGTTATTTACACCTTGATTTAATAACTGTTTTTTATCAAAAGAATTATGATTATGTGAAAACACTAAAATAGATTTCATGGAATCCAATTGAACAAACGGAATCGTATAATTTTTTAAAAAATGTTTTTCTTCTGCTAAACACGCTGTTTCATCATATCTAGATTGTTGTAATAACTCTTTTCTAAATGCAAAAGTAGCCGCTGTAGCATGATTCGGACCATAAGGACCAAATTTATACATTTTATTGATATGCTTAAAGTATATAAACATTTCACTTGATCCTGCACACAATGCTTGAGGATTTTTTTGTAGTGTTTCTACAGCATGAGTAATTCTTTCAGGAGGATAATAATCGTCATCATCCATATAAAGTATAATATCACCTGACGCTTTTTCATGTGAAACATTTCGCTTTTTTCCTAACGTTAATTTCTCATTGAATTTAAAGTATTTTACTTGTGGAATATGCGACACTAAGTCTTCAATCTTATCGGTTCCATCATCAACAATAATCCATTCTATTTTGTCTTTTGGATAGGTTTGATGTTCAAAACATTTTATCATATATGGAATAAATGGACGACGATTAAATGTAGGTGTACATATACTCACCATAGGCAAAGCATTCATTTCTTCTTTTTGTTTATCTTTTTCTTTTTCTTTTTGTTCCTGTTTCTTTTGTTTCTTTTGTTTCTTTTGTTTATTTTTTTCTTTTGTATTTGTATTTGTATTTGCCATAATATAAAATATACATTGTATTTTTTATATTATATTTATTACATTATATTTTATTTTATTGCGATTTCTCTCTTTTACTCTTTTACACTTTTATTATAGATTATTTTTGTTTCAATTTTTCTCCTATTTTTTTCAATTCGTTTGTAAAATGTTTCCCACCTTTTTGTTTATTAGAAAATAAAAAATCATAAATAGAAAATCTATGTTTTTTTGTAACCTTATTACAAATCTTGGTTGCTTGTTTACTAACAACTAATTCGGATAAATCTTCTGGTTTGATGGATTTAAAAATATTAATAGAAACAACTCCCCAAATAATTAAACACAAAGAAATAATGCAAACAATTCCTTCAACAACTCCCAGATTTGCAAAAGCACTTAGTACAATAAAAGCACTAGCAAATGACATGATATGTAGTTTATAGAAATTAAACATATCTTTCATTACTGTAAAAATATCGGATGGTTTATTATTCATTTCAGATTTAAATGAAACACATGAAAATAAACACCATGTAACGGTGACAAATGGCAATACTGGAAGACCAACCAAAAGAACAAAAAATAATATGATAAATAAAATCACCAATAATACAGCCATCGTATAATTAAATGGACTGAACATGGTAACGGACTCCCATAATGGTTCTTTATCTGTATTTGCATTTCGGTTTGTCTTAAAAAACCAACTCATTTGAGCAAACCATAAATATATCAAATAAAAATTATCTAATATAACAATTAGTGTTGCTATAAATGATGTGATAATTGGACCAAATAATAATATAATAATTTCTGGTGATGCATTTAATGAATTAAATATATAGTTGATACATGAATAATTGAATGCGATTAATGATTCAATAATGGAAATGAAATAGTTGACTAAAAAATGAGAATTCGGTTCGCTCTTATAATCTCTAAATAAATCAATAATCATATTTTTTAAATTATATTTGTCATGCGGAAAATTGATTTTCGCGGATAATGGTGGACTGGAAGATGTAATAAAAATATTTGATTCAATAGAATCAATACTAGGTTTATTATCTGTATAAGGATAACAATTTATGTCAGAAGGTAAAATATTGGATTGTGCTAATTTACAACCATACAATACAGATCCACTTAGAGCAAAATAAAAAATAACCATTAAAATTAGTATGATTGTCGTAAAAATAAATTTTGCCAAACCAGATGCTCTATCTTTCATAGAAAAATCATTATTATTTTTATTTTTTTTTTCATCAATTGTTTTTGTATCTGACATTACTTATAATAAAATAATATAAAATTATTTAGAATTGTATTGAATAAAACGATTCTTTCATTTTATACAAGAACATGATTTCTAAATAAATTTGTTAAAAAAATATATTATTTATTAATAGTATATGAATATATCAAAAAAACAATATTATATTATATTTTTAGCATTCATTAGTTTGATTCTTTTTAATCTCATCTTTTTTTGGATTAACTATTTAGTTAAAAATCAATATATAGCAGAGGGTTTTGAAGAAAATAATACTAGTAATAATGATTCTGAAACCGTTTGTATTCCCAAAAATCGTATTAAAGAAGACGGAAATAATTACGTTTTAGAATCTTCGTTAACAAGTCATACCGTAAATATGCCGTTAACAACAAAATATTCATGCAATAATTTTTGCGGTCCACCATCTAAATGCTCTATCACAGGAGATCAATGTACTTCCGATGTTGATTGTCCTGGTTGTCTACCTTATGAACCAAAAAAAACAGAAAAAGATGTAAATATTCCTGGCGATAATGACGCAGGAAAATTAACATTTAATTTAACTCCAACATATTCAACTTTAACTACGGATATTGGAACACGGGCAAGATTAGTGACAAAAGATAAATTTGCAAAACCTGCCATGCCTGATTTGGGTGTGAATACTTGGAAATCGTCTTTTGATAAAGATACCAAAGAATTTGACAATGTCTACAAGCCAGACAAGTTAGAAAATATGCCGAATTATAAAACCCGTTATAGTTTATCTGGAGAGTTTATAGATGAAGGTCCATTGCCATCTAATGCTTATTTGTCATAATTATTTATCAATAGTAACCTCTTTTGAAATTTTTTTAATGATTTTGTCTTCTTTTTCCAAATCATTATCTCCATGGCCTCCCATTGCTTCAATAATTAATTTATTATAATGATCTGAATGTTTGGAATGAGATTTGACACAATCAGGATGTTTATCTTTGAATTGTGAAATCAATTTTGTATTTTTATGAGCAACATATTTAATTGCTTTTCTCAATTTTTTCTTCTCTTCGTTTTCTTTTTCCCATTTATCTTCATCTTTTACATATAACACTTCTCGCTTGATATCACTACAATGAATTGGACGTTGAGTAACATCTAATGCTTTCAAATTGGTTGTAATAATATTTGAAATACCTTCTACAAATCCAAGTTTTCCAACTTTTTCCAAATCTGATAATTGTAATTTAATAGAATCTACAAAATCCATAATATTCATTGCATCTTTACAGGTTTCATTTAAAAAGAACTGTAAATTAAATGTTTTGTTGTGAGAATTGGTATTATGTGTTCCGTTTTTAATTACTTCCATCATAAGATTTTTCATTTCACTATTTTCTTTAATTAAAAGCATAATGAGTTCGTTATCGGTAGGTTTATTATCTGTTTTAAGCGATTCTTTGTCATTATCATCATTATTTGATAAATTATGACATTTTTTATTGTGTCTCCATAATCCAGAAGCCTCTTTATATGTTTTTTTACAAATTGTACATATATGAGGATACGTTATATTTTTGCAACTTTCTGCAACATTTTCATTGACATTTATTGATTTTAAATGTTTAGATGTGGAATAATGTTTATCCATACTACTTTTTCTATTAGTTTCATAGTTACAAGTTTCGCAAAAAAAATTAATGCAACTTTTAGCATCTTTTTTATTGATATTCATTGATATATATTGTCAATAAAAAAGTTGCTAAATTATTTTCCAAAAATATAATAAATTTTGGAACTTTTGGAACTTTTGGAACTTTTGGAACTTTTTCCGTTGTTAAGCGTTGCTTACAACTATTATGGTTTAATTATTTTTAATCATTTACAATTAATTTATTATCATAATGGTAATAAAAAAATATCATAAAAACTATTTGGAACTTTTTGGAACTTTTTCCGTTGTTAAAACGTTGTTAATTGTTGTCAAGCGTTGTTCAAGTAAATTTTTGATTCGTATTTTGCAACTTTTGCAACTTTTTGCAACTTTTTTATTGAAAATTATTGATTTTATATATTTAGATGACAAATAAATATTTTATATATGAATAATTTACATGAGTCACAGTAACATTTTATAAACATATAATTAAATTGCAACTTTTTAGCAACTTTTTATTGACAAATATTGACAAATATTGACAAAATTTGTCAATGAGAAAAGTTGCAAATTAAATTTTCCTTAAAAAATATTAAAAAATATAAAAATTAGTTTTAAAGAAAAAAATTATCGTAACAAATTTGAATTACTTTTTTTCCTATTGACACCATAAGAATTTTTATGGTGTCAGTATTTTTCTAATTTTTATTAATTTTTTTTCCCAAGAGTATTTTACTTTTTCGAAAAATGGACAAAAAAAATGTCCAAAAATGAAAATTCCAAAAAAGTCTTGGGAAAAAAATAAAAATATTTTATTTTTATATAATAAATTCTCAAAGTGGCTTAAAGAAACTTTTAAGTGGCGTACATGAGGGCCGCATTTCCGCCGACAAAAGTCACCATATTGATTCTCTCTTCCATCACATATAAATCAAAATTGTAGTCAAAGACGCGCCATGTTGGTTTATTAATTCCAATTATTTCACCCGAGTTTTGGTCACAAATGGTTAATACTTGTGCATATGGATCCAGCGGTGGAGAAATGGTAGTGAATTCAAACTCAATGTTTGTAAATCTACTCATATTCATGGCTCCCGATGGCTGTAAAGAGTAAGGCGATGTATCCAGACAAAAATTATAACAATATAATCCATCAGGAGCATTTCCACCCGTACGAACATACTTTTCTACATAGTTAAATACACCTACTGGCAATATATTTTCTCTATATTCACCATCCAAGAGTATTCCAAGGGCAACTAATATACTCCTTATATTTTGCGGATTATACACTCCACTTATCATAAGTCCTGATAATGTTCCATCAGGATTCAATCCAGGACCTAGCGTTGTATTAGGACTATTTGGATCCGGATTTGGATAGTCACCTGTAGTAGACCCAGGATAAGAAGGACTAGGCATATAATCATAAGGCCAATTTGAATAATTAGACCATTCATTTCTTAAATTTACATCACTTCTTCTAAAATAAAATAACCATGATGCCACCATTCCAAGGGAATCTAATTGCACTCTATTTTGTCCGGTGACATTATAAAAAATATTTTCATAAACTTGACGAATTAAATATTTTTGTTCATTTTTTGCAAAAAGAGTTGCTTCGTCATTAGAGAGAAAACAATAAGTACAATTTAAATTAATATCTGGATTCCATATACTTCTTGTGTCCACATAAGAGAGAGGTCCCAATTCTTCATCGGGAGGAGTTTGTAAAAAACGATACATTTGCATGTAATTTTGATTGAAATTTGGCGCTATGTATGGATAATTATTAGCATAATCCATGACATCACGTATTCTAAATAGTTCATTAATGGGACGAATGGTGATGGAAATTTGAAGTTCATTGTACTGTAATGAAACTAAAGGAAAGGCCATTTGACTTTTTAAACCAAACCATGAAGTTAAAGGAATATATAATATTCTTCCATTGATAGATGGCTCCGCACCTGCTGGACTTGTTGTATAAAAGGCATTTGGATATGAGTTTACATAAGATCCAGAATTAGCTGGATCAGTCAATTCAGCAACATTTCCAATCATTTTATCAAAAAGATTTAATTTACTTCCAGTATAATCTCTCTGGGTAGAATTTAATATATATTGTCCCGAATATTCTTGCAATTTTTGATTTCCACAAGTAATCGTAATTCTACTAATCATTTGAGCCCCAATATAATCTATCCATTTGAATTCGTATGGTGCCCAATCGGTATATGTTACTGAACCATCTGAATTTGTAATTTCACGAGGAGGCAAAATAGGACTCCAAATACTGGGTAATGTAAATGATAGGTAACAATCCATCAATAAGTCAGCATATCTTTTGATTTTAAAATTAAAGGTAGATTCTGCTGTCAAATTTAAAGTAGGTGTTCCTTCATAGTCAATTCTGAAATTTTGTTTTCCAAAATTCGTATATTTTGCATAAGTTGCTTTCCAAAAAGTTTTACTAGGATTTCCATTTAAAATAACATTTTGTTGTCCTTGACTAACTAAGTTCATTAGACCACCTGCCATATTTATTAATATATACTAATAAATATTATTTAATTGTTTTGATTGGAAAATAATAATATATTATTTATTATTATATATTAGATATATGACATCAACAAATTCTTTAAGCGTAATTTCAAATATGAAAGAAGACTTTGTCTCCAATATTATTTTGGGAATTATTTTTCTTTTCATATTAATGATGATTTTTTATTATATTTATATTAATAGACTTGAAAATTCAGAGTGTAACTATATGAATAATTTATACAAAAAAATAGATGGAAATTTGCGATCTATTGACGCCAATGATCCTGATTGTTCGGGAAATTTGTATGATTATTATATCAAAACAGCATACAATGCATGCTCGGGTGGAGGTTATAAAAATGATTTTGTAAATATATGTAATTTAAAAAGTGTGCTTAAAGATGGAGTTCGTGGATTAGATTTTGAAATTTATTCCATTGATAATAAACCTGTTGTTGCAACAAGTACCTTAGATAGTTATTATGTAAAAGAAACATTTAATTATGTACCTTTTGCAGATGTTATGCATACAATAAGTAACTATGCATTTGCAAGTGGAACCGCTCCTAATTTTGGAGACCCTATTATTATTCATCTACGAATTAAAAGTAATAATCAAAAAATGTACAGCAATTTAGCGAAAATTTTTCAATCCTATGAAAGTATTATGCTTGGTAAAGAATATAGTTTTGAAACGCTTGGAAAAAATCTGGGTGCAGTTCCGTTACTTACATTTATGAAAAAAATCATTTTAGTAGTTGATAAAATTAATAATGCTTATTTAGAAAATGAAGAGTTTTTGGAATATGTAAATATGACTAGTAATTCTATTTTTATGCGTGCCTATAATTTTTATGGTGTTAAAAACAATCCAGATATTAATGAATTGACGGATTTTAATAGAAGAGGAATGACGATTGTGTTTTCGGATTCTGGTATAAATCCTGTCAATTCTAGTGGAATCTTATGTAGAGAAGCTGGATGTCAAATGGTTGCAATGCGTTATCAATACGCAGACAACTTTTTAGCAGAAAACAATTTGTTTTTTGATAGATGTGGTTATGCGTTTTGTTTGAAACCTGAAAGATTGAGATACATTCCTGTAACGATTCCAGATCCCGTTCCGCAAAAACCAGAATATTCTTATGCTACACGTAATGCATCTACGGATTATTACAATTTTAATTTTTAAAGAATAGGGAATGGAATGGAAAAACAATTTAAGAAAAATAATTGTATTTTTTGTATTTTTTTTGTATTTTATTATATTTTTAAATATTATAATGTATTCTTTGTTTTCAAAAACGAATCCAGGTCGTAAAAATTTTACTACTAAAAAAGGCGATAAAGTTTATCACCGTAAAGGTCATTATTTAAGAAAAACACATCGTCCTTATAGTTATCATAAAGGTACAATGTCAAAGACACGTAAAGGAAGAAAGAATTTTACCACCAAAAAAGGAAGTCGTGTGTTTCACCGCAAAGGACACTACGTCCGTAAGTCACGTAAACCTTATATGTAATAGAGGGAAGAGTTAAGAGAAAAGAAAGAAAAGAGAAGAGAGAAGAGAGAAGAAAGAAGCAATATATTTTTTATAGTATAAACATATTTATTTAATATAAATATATTTAAGAATGAAAACCTTGATTTTGTTTGATGTAGATGGAACTTTAACAGTTCCGCGTAAAAAAATAGAAAAACCAATGGAAGAATGTATACGCCAATTAAGTTTAAAAAAAGATGTTGAAATCGGATTTGTTGGAGGTTCTGATTTGGAAAAACAAATAGAACAATTAACCGAAAAAAACTTCAAATATTTTACTTGGATGTTTTCACAGAATGGATTAAAATCATTTTACAAACAAGAATTATTTTATGAGAAAAGCTTGGTTGAATTTTTAGGAGAAGATAAATATAATTTTATTATTAATAATATATTATTTTGTTTATCTCAATTAAATATTCCTAAGAAAAGAGGCAATTTTATTGAATTAAGAAGCGGATTAATCAATGTTTCTCCGATAGGAAGAAGTTGTAGTCAAGCAGAAAGAGAAGAATTTAATGAATTAGATAAAAAACATGGTTACCGTGAAGATTTAATTAAGAATATAAAAAAAGAACTCGGTGATATCGCAGATGAATTTAATTTTTCCATTGGTGGCCAAATTAGTTTTGACATGTTTCCAAAGGGTTGGGATAAAACATTTGCACTACAATTTGTAGAAAATAAATATGAAAAAATATATTTTTTTGGTGATATGGTTCATGAGGGAGGAAATGATTATGAAATATTTCATGATAAAAGAGTCACTGGGTTTAAAGTGAATGATTATACAGAAACTATTTACATAATCAATGATCTTTTTTTACAATAATTTTTTTTGAACTAAAATATTAAAATAAAAATATTTTATATTTTGTATGATGAAAACAATTTTAGTGACAGGAGGTGCTGGATTTATTGGTTCTAATTTATGTGAACGACTGCTAGTAGAAGGAAATCGTGTCATTTGTATTGACAATTTATATAGTGGGAATATTGAAAACATAAAACATTTACTAGAAAATGAAAATTTTACATTCATAAATCATGATATTATTCTTCCTTTAGAAATAGAAGAACCGATTGATCAAATATATAATTTAGCATGTCCTGCATCGCCTCCAAAATACCAAATAGATCCTATTTATACATTGAAAATAAATTTTACAGGTGTTATGAATTTGTTAGAATTTGCTAGAGTGAAAAAAGCGACTATTTTACAGTCATCTACTTCGGAAATTTATGGTGAGCCTGAAGTGAGTCCACAAGTTGAGACGTATCGTGGAAATGTAAATACCATTGGAATAAGAAGTTGCTATGATGAAGGAAAAAGAGTTGCTGAAACATTGATGATGGATTATCATAATCAATATAAAGTAGATATAAGAATTGCAAGAATATTTAATACTTATGGTCCTAGAATGGATAAAAATGATGGAAGAGTTGTATCCAATTTTATAAATCAAGCTTTAACAAATAAAAATATTACACTTTATGGAAAAGGAGACCAAACTAGAAGTTTTTGTTACATTGAAGACCAAATAGATGGACTAATAAAGTTGATGAATACGGAATATTTTTATCCTGTAAATATTGGAAATCCGCATGAAATTACCGTGAAAGAATTGGCAGGAAATATATTGAAATTAACTGGCTCAAAATCAACAATTGCTTATTGTTCACTGCCTTCAGACGATCCAACGAACAGAAAACCAAATATTAAAAAAGCCAAAACTATTTTAGCATGGGAACCAAAATATGAATTGGAATCTGGACTTAAAAAAACGATTGAATATTTCAAATCTTTATAAAAATAACAAAAACAAAAATGAATTAAAAAAAATGATTAAAAATATAAAAATATTTTTATAGATATAATAAAAATGTTATTAGAAAAGTATAATTATGTTGATGAAAAAATTTATAGAAAAATTGACAATAAAAAAAAAGTCTCTTTTGATTTGTTTACAGAAATCATTTATATTCCAAAATATGAAAAACAAAATAATTATGATCATGAAAAATTATGGTGGTCCGAGTATGAAATGAACATGACAAGAATTGGAACACGTGATGAGATTTTAACACTTCTTAAGAAACATGCAAATATGACTATCAATCAGGCAAAAAAATTACTTTATCAACCAAACAACATATCATTTAATAGTAGAAATTTTTTATAAATTTATATAAATTATAAAAAATTTCTACTATTACACCTTTTAACATTTCAAACACCGTTTAATCATTTGAAAAAAATACTTTACTTTCTAATATAGGGTCATGCACATAAAAACATTTTGGTATTACACGAATTCCGTAATTACCATTTATTATTTTTATATTTATTATTTTTAATGATTCTGTTATATTATTTTTACATAATTCCTTTATTTCACTATTTGGAACATATCCAATAATTTTATGATTATTCATAATAGAAATCGCAAATGAGTCATATTTATTATCTAGTTCGGGTTTCATAAGCAATTCAGTATCATATGTTATATTAGAACAATTTTCTTTATAAAAACTAATACCTGAAATTAAAAATGATTTTTCAGGGAAAATTATTTTATTGCCATAATATTGTTGCGTGAAATGACCATAAATAGACATTTAATATATTATAAATAACATATTAAATCTTTAAGTTAAACGGCGTTTGAAATGTTAAAAGGTGTAAAAAGAAAAATAACCCAAAACATATTAAATAGTTCATTTTCTAAATATTTCATTTTCTAAATATTTCATTTTCTAAATATTTTTTTGTATTCTCAACTTTTAGTGACCTAGGTATTAAATACGATGATTTAAAGAAGAATATAGATAAAGTAATTACAGAAATACCAAAAGAAAAATACGAAAATGTAATTAAAGGAACATATCAAAGACCAAAAAATTTATTAAGAAAAGTAAAATACAACGCAAAAATTAAAGAATTATTTATAGCACATCTAAAAGTCGGTGTTTTAAATGTGCAAAAGTGTAAAAGATATATAATTAATATAATTTATTTATATATATAAATTATAAATGGATAATATAACTATTGGATATCTCAGTTGGAAAAGACATCATATATTAACTCAAACATTGCAAAGTCATAAATCAAATGGATTATTTAATTTAATTAAACCACAAAATAGAATAATATTTTTTCAAGAATTATCAAAAGAAGATATAGATATTGCTAATAATTTTGAGTGTACATATTCAGGTGATACTAATAATATTGGTATTTTAGATGGTTTTATTAAATTAGTTGAAAACTCAAATACTGAGTATTTTATATTTTCAGAAAATGATTGGTATTTAATTGAAAATAAGGATATTACAATAAAAATATTAGAAGATTGTATTACATTATTAAATGAAAATTTATGTGATATTGTAAGATTAAGACATCGAAAAAATCCAGGAAATCCATTATATTCTCAACCTACAAATATAGATGAATGGTTAAAACATGATATTTCTAATTTTCCATATAAATTAGAAAGTTTATCTTGGTTAGATGATCCTAATATTGTATATAATAATAAATTAAAAGAATTTGATGGTAATTACAAATGGTATATTACTAAATTAAATCATCAAAAATGGTCAAATAATATTTTTATTGCAAAAACTTCATATTTAAAAAATGTAATATTACCATTAATTAGAACTACAAGTGGAAATAATAAACTTTATTTTGGATTAGAAGATATTTTAATAAATTATAATAATTATTTGGGTAAAAATAGTTTATTAGATAAAATAATTAAATCATATAGTGAAACAAAAATTTCTTCTGGTAATGGATTATTCACACATAAAGATTTTATTTAATTTTTCTTTTAGTTCTTTATTTTCTTCTTCTAATAATTTAACTTTAATAACATTATTACACCTTTAGACATTTACACCTTTAGACATTTACACCTTTAGACATTTACACCTTTTCTCATTTAAAACGCCCAATAATTAAATATTTATATATTATATATTATATAAAATGAATAAATCAAAAAAAAAGAAATAAAAACATACTTCAAAAAATAATGAATAAATCAAAATCATTTATTAAAAAATTAAATAAAACAATAAAAAATAAACCAACTTTGAAAAAATGTGAAGATTTTGTAAAAATGATTATATGGTAGAAATGAAAAAAGTATTTAAAAAAGTATTTAAAAAAGTTTCGAAAAATATAATATTCCTTATAAATCACCAACAAAACAAGAAGATGAATTTTCTTATAACACTTGTAAAAAACATTTTGTAATAAAAAATGCGAAGGGTATTATTTATTTCGTGATAAACAAAAACAAATAGATTTCAAAAAAAAAATAAAAATGGTTTTCAAGATACATATTCTACAAATAAAGTTAAAATGTTAAAAAAAAGGGTGCTCTATCTGGTTGTGTTGATATACTTGATTATGACATTTTTCATTAAATAAAATGGGCGTTTTAAATGAGAAAAGGTGTAATAGTAGAAATTTTTTATAATTTATATAAATTTATAAAAAATTATAAAATTATATAAAAAAATTATAAAAAATATCATTCTTATATAAGAAGAATGAAAAATAATAAAAATAAAAATATTTGCAATGGGTTAAATTTTAGCGAATGTGAATTGGCTATTTTACGTATGGCCGTGGATAAAGCCGATGAAAAAATAGCTAGACGCGTTGTGAATTCAGAAGACATTAAAAAAATAATTAAAATCGTAGAAGATTTTATCAAACACAAAAATTTAATTTGTTACGGAGGAACTGCCATCAACAATATATTGCCAAAAACCGAACAATTCTACAATAAAGAAGTAGAAATTCCAGATTATGATTTTTTTACTCCCAATCCATTAAATGACGCAAAAGAGTTGGCAAATATTTACTATAAATTAGGATTTACGGATGTTGAAGCCAAATCAGGAGTACATCACGGAACCTATAAAGTCTTTGTGAATTATATTCCAGTTGCAGATATAACCTATTTACCAAAAGAAATATTCAATTCTTTGAAAAAAGAATGTATTCGTGTGGCAGGAATACTTTACGCTTCACCTAATTTCTTACGCATGTCAATGTATCTTGAACTATCTAGACCTGTAGGAGATACAAGCAGATGGGAAAAGGTTTTAAAACGCCTTACTTTATTGAATAAGAATTATCCGTTAGCTGCAAAATGTGATGATGTTGACTTTCAACGAAAAATGGAAAATAATGTAGAGAAAGAAGATGAAATCTATGAAAATGTGAAAACGACGCTTATCAATCAAGGAGTTTTATTTTTTGGGGGTTATGCAATCACCTTGTATTCTCAATATATGCCGAAAAATTTGCAAAAAAAATTGGAGAAATTTCCGGATTTTGATGTTTTGTCCAATGATCCTGAAACTACTGCAGAAATAGTAAAAGAGAGATTAAAAGATATAAATATAAATAATGTAAAGATTATTAAGAGAAATCCAATTGGTGAAATTGTTCCAGTAAGCTACGAAATCAAAGTAGGAATTGATACAGTTGCATTTATTTATAAACCGATTGCATGTCATAGTTATAATATAATAAATATTCATGGGGAAAAAGTAAAGGTTGCGACGATTGATACCATGTTGAGTTTTTACTTGGCATTTTTGTATACAGATCGTCCTTATTACAAAGAATATTCAGATCGTATTTTATGTATGTCAAAGTTTTTATTTGATGTTCAAGAGAAAAACAGACTGGAACAAAAAGGATTGTTGAAACGATTTAGTATTATTTGTTATGGACACCAAGAAACATTGGAAGAAATACGAGAACATAAGTCCGCAAAATACAAAGAATTAAAAGAAAAAAATGGTGAAAAAGAGTTTGAAGAATGGTTTTTAAATTATAAACCAGATGAATTGAACATGAAACATGTAAAGAGTGATAAAAAACATTTGGATAAATTTAATAAAAAGAAAACGAATAGAAAGAAAATGGACAGATCTCAAAATATAAAAAAGAAAACGAATAACAATAAATCTAACAAAAAGATTTTTTTTAATTTATTTGGCAAAAAGACAAGAAAAAATAAAAAGAGTCTTTATTAAAAAACGCAATAGTTTTTCGTTATAAATTCAAATAGTAAATCATATTTTATACTAGTTGAATGATAAATGAATATGTGAATAAACTAATTGAAAACTTGCCCGAGCATTTAAAAGATTGTAAAACTCCTTTAAAACTAGATGTAATTCTAGACGGAGGACTTTTTAATGGAAGTTACCTAGTAGGTTGTTTGTATTTTTTAAAAGAAATGGAAAAACGTAACTATATAAAGATAGAAAGGATTTCTGGTTGCAGTGTTGGATCAATTGCGGCATTCTTGTATTTTATTGATGGATTAGATTTAATTTCTGATTTATACACATCTATTCTGAATGATTTTAAAAAAAAACATAATTTAGAATTTATAAAAAATTTAAAGAGTTATTTATCTAGTAAAATTCCAGATGATATTTGTAATCAAATCAATGACAAATTGTATATCACCTATAATAATATTAAAAAAAGAACCAAGATTGTCAAATCCAATTATAAAAATGTAGATGAAATTATCAATACGATAATCAAGTCGTGTTATATTCCATATTTAATTGATGGAAACATTTTATATGATAATAAATGTATGGATGGAATTAATCCATATATTTTCAATAAAGAAGCAAATAAAAAAATATTATATTTGGATTTGTTTGGGTTGGACAAAATAGGAAATTTATTGAATGTTAAAAATGAAAAAACGAATTTTCATCGTATTCTTTCTGGACTATTAGATGTACATAGTTTTTATATTAAACAATCCAATACACAAATGTGTAGCTATGTAAATGATTGGTCTATTCGTAACATTTTGTTTAATTATTTGAAAATAGTGTTTGAAAAAATCTGTATTTATATTGTCTATTTTTTAGTCTACATTAAAAATCATATGTCAAAAGAGGTGGAAGAATCTATTTTTTATAAGATCTTTTCTAAAGTAACAAAGGAAGTATTTGTCATACTATTAGAGAATTATTGTTTGTAATAAAATAAAAATATATATTTGTATATTATAAATAATGGAAGAATCTTCGGACATTATCTTTGTTGGTTTTTCATCAGTTACAGTTAAAGGGTATACTATTTATGGTGTGTTAGTTACAGCATCAGCATCAGCAACAGCAACGTCAAATATTAGTCAAGAGGATGCAAATAATAAAGCAAGATCAATTGCGACTCAAGATGCATATTCTAATTTACAGCATGATATAGACATTATTCAACAAACAATTACTATTATTGAAGATAAAAATTTAGGATCTACAGGACCAACTGGTGAAAAGGGAGAACAAGGTTTTACAGGAGCTAAAGGAGAAAATGGAGAAAATGGAGAACAAGGTGATACAGGAGCTAAAGGAGAAAATGGAGAACAAGGTTTTACAGGAGCTAAAGGAGAAAATGGAGAACAAGGTTTTACAGGAGCTAAAGGAGAAAATGGAGAACAAGGAGAACAAGGTGATACAGGAGCTAAAGGAGAAAATGGAGAACAAGGTTTTACAGGTGATACAGGTCCTACTGGTAATACAGGACCTACTGGTTTTACAGGTCCTAAAGGAGATAATGGAATTGCAACTAATACTGGTGCAACAGGTGATACAGGTCCTACTGGTAATACAGGACCTACAGGTAATACTGGTAATACTGGAAATACAGGACCTACAGGAAACACAGGTAACACAGGTAATACTGGTAATACAGGTAACACAGGTAATACTGGTAATACAGGACCTACAGGTAATACTGGAAATACAGGACCTACAGGTAACACAGGACATACAGGAAATACTGGACCTACAGGTAATACAGGACCTACAGGAAATACTGGTGATACAGGTAATACAGGACCTACAGGTAATACTGGTAATACAGGACCTACGGGTCCTACCGGAAATTTTGGAGGTTTACTTTATGAAAGTATTATTCCTGCCGTAGCTGCACAAGAAATTGTAGATGATGGTGCTGGTGGGACAGCGGTTATATTAAAACCAGACCAAACAGGAACAGTATCTTTAGGAAGTAATGAAAAATGGTTTTCACATCTGTATGTAGTAGAAGCTTTTTTTGGTGATGGATCAGCATATTTTGGTGATGATCCAAATAATAAAATAACAGTTGCTAATGGTAATCTTGAAATGCCACTTACTACAACATTAGGTGGTGCACAACCTGGAATATTTAAATTTATTAATAATTTACCAGATCTTGATGCGTTATACAGATTAACAACCTATGCAAAAGCGGATGTTTATTTGATTGGAACTGTTGAATCTATTTTAGGTGCAAGAGGATACACAGCTGTAAAAGATTCTACCACTCCTTCTACTAATGGTCCAGATGCATGGCAAGATTTAGGATATCTACGAGGACCTAAGGGAAACCAGGGAGACCAAGGAGCACAAGGACCTCAAGGATTTACAGGAGACACAGGAAATACAGGTTTTACAGGTAATACCGGACCAACAGGAAATACTGGACCCACAGGTAATACTGGACCTACTGGAGAAACAGGATCTACAGGTCCAACTGGATTTACCGGTCCTACTGGGTTAGACGGAACTGCAGTAAATACTGGTGCTACGGGTAATACTGGACCCACAGGAGAAACAGGATTTACAGGTCCAACTGGATTCACAGGTCCAACTGGGTTAGATGGAACTGCAGTAAATACAGGTGCAACAGGTGATACAGGTAATACAGGTCCTACTGGAGAAAGAGGAGTACCAGGAACTGCAACAGGTACTGGTGCTACAGGTGAAACTGGAGCTACAGGTCCTACTGGAGAAAGAGGAGTACCAGGAACTGCAGAAAATACTGGTGCAACAGGATTTACAGGAGAAACTGGACCAACAGGTGACACAGGTTATACAGGAGACACAGGAAACACCGGTGCTACAGGAGTGACAGGAGAAACAGGTTGTACAGGAGACACAGGAAATACCGGTGCTACAGGAGTGACAGGAGAAACTGGACCAACAGGTGAAACAGGTTATACAGGTTATACAGGAGATACAGGTTCAACAGGTCCAACAGGTACACTTGACCAAAATACTTTATCTGTATTTTCAGATTTTGGTGTTTCTTTACAAAATGTAGCATCTGAATGGAAACAAAATCAAAACAATTATGGTAATTTACAATCT